TCTTCTTTGAAGTTCCTGATGAAGATTTAATTGAATATGCTGCATTGCCATTGGAACAATTCTATGATAATAAAAATCGTTTTGTTAGCGCCAAAAAAGTACAATTAGGAAATCGTAGATAATGGCAGAATCTTTCCCAGACTTATTATATCCTACCACTATTGGGAATGGAGAGGATTCCCTATATTTGAATTTTACTTGCTATGATTATAAAGCTAATGTTCCAGAAGTTTCAAAAAGATCAAGATTTAGAAATGCTGGAACAGATTTTAATACTATTTTTACTAATATTACCAACTCTCTTACTGAGATTGGTAGAGTCTCACCAAATCCAGATTTTTCAAGATTATTTGAACAAGGTGATGATTCTAAGTCAAGAAGTACAAAAGATTCACTTAATTTACAAAAAGAAATAAACCCAATAAGCAGTAAAAATCCTAAAGGAAGAGTAGGAACAGTATCTCTATATTTACCTCCAAAATTAGAATCAAAGTATTCTGCAGATTGGCAAAAAATGCAATTTGGTGCTTTGGGTGCTGGATTTACAGATAATGGTATTGATTTTCTTGGAAATGTTGCTGGTGCTGCTGCTGCAACAGGTGCGTCATATTTACTGGAACTTGCAAAATCATTTTTACAAAATACTCCTCAAGTAGAAAACCTTTCCTTAAATGGATTGGTTGGAGCAACTCTTGGTATTAGTTTTAACGACAATACCATTCAAACTTTCAATAAAATGAATCCTAGAACGTTTGAGTTTGAATATATTATGATTGCAAAAAGTAAAGGAGATGTTGACAATATAAAAGAAATTATAAGGCAATTTAAACTTTCTATGCATCCTAGTGCAGGATCTAATGAAACTGGTATTTTCTTAGGATATCCTTATATTTGGAGAATTACTCCAGGTGGATATAAAAATTCAAGGTCAGATGTATTTACTGGACTTGAAAATGAAAATTTCTTGGATTTTTTACCAAAAACAGATCTTTGTGCATTAGTTGATATGAAAGTTGATTATACCCCTGATAACAATATATCTCTTAACACAGCAGGATTTGTTCAAGCAGTAAGATTAAGTTTATCGTTCACTGAACTTATCACATTAACAAGAGAAGACATCGACGAATTCAACTATTAATCCCATGGCATATTTCGATAAAGTTTCAGAAATCCTTTATTTAAAATACAACAAAAATCCTTATAATGGAGATTTTATAAGGATTAAAAATATATTTTCTCGTATTAAAATTGTAGATGATGTATTACCTCAAGTAACTTTACTTGAGGATGTTTTTGTCAACAATGGAGACAGACCCGATACTTTTGCAAATGAATATTATAATGATCCCGGACTTGATTGGATTATTATGATGATTAATAATATCAACAATTTATATGCAGATTGGCCTATGGAGTCAAGTGTATTGGAAAGTTATATAAAAACTAAATACGCAAATCCATCAGAAATTCACCATTACGAGACCTTTGAGCAAATTTATGAGGATCAAGTAATATTAAAAGCAGGACTAATAGTAGGTGAAAACTTCCAATTCATAACTCCACAAAATATTACACTATCTCTCAATCAATCAAGACTAGCTATAAGTAATAGAGAATACGAAAGAAGAGAAAATGACAAAAAAAGACAAATCCTAGTCCTAAGACCAGAATTTGTCAAACAATTTGTTTCTATTGTAGAAAGAGAATTACAATTTACCCCTAGTACAGAATATATCAATAGTGGACTAAAGATATCAGTTAACTAGGTTCATCGTATTCAATAATAATACGTTTTTTAACTTCACCTTTGTGATTTACTAACGTTGATCGAATAATTTTAGCATTCAACAGTGAAGAAACCTTGTCTAAAAGATTATCAGCAATTACCCGATTTGTTGGGGTTTCCCAATCAGCACCTTCAACTAATTTAGTCACACCCTCTAGATGGTTTTCCACAGCAATTTTTCTAAAGTTGTCATCGATCATTTTGCCAGTCGTCAATTTGTTCTTGGGTAGGGACAATGATTCGGAAAGCAAGACCTTCCTCCTCAAACTCCTCATTCATCTTTTCGTATGTTTCTGGTGTAATTTCAATCACGTTGTCTCCAATCGTCAGGTTTGTCCTGTTTGAACCAATCTACAATTTCATCAGCACTATCGAATCCCGTTTTATAATTAGATGGGTCGGGATCGCCTAATCCCATCTTATTCATAAAATCATCCATAGTTCCCTCCTGGATGTCCTGTGCTGCTTGACGACGTGCTTTACGCAACCATTCCCTAGCAGTAGTGTGTGATTTGGCGAGTTTTTCTGCCCAAATCATATCATCTAGTTGAACTTCCTCCTTATTAGCAATCTTCTTACAGATAAACTCCAATCTGAGGCGATATTTGGTAGAAAGCATGTCACTCCCGTAGTTTAAGTTCTAAATCTTCAAGTTTGTGATATTCAGCATGTGCTCGTTCTTGACGTTCACAGATAATGTCTAGGATATCATTCACGATCACATCGTTGTCGATGTAGTCCTCAATATATTTATCGAGTGCTTCCTTCAGATACCTGTATCTATGCCACTCTGGAGAATAAGGTTTGTAGTGCATAATAAGTGAGTTTCATAAGTAAATTTTACATCGACCCTTTTGGGCAAATTTTTGGCAGGATTTTTTTCCCGACTTTTTTGTAACTAAAAAGTGAATTTCGTTTTGGGGAAAAAAAGAGGGGTTGCCCCCTCTAAACAATCACATTTCCATGTCACTCATCAAACCTTCAAAGTAATCATGGTTGTCCTCACTTGCTTTGGGAGCAGTTGCAGTCAGGTTATTCAGTTCATCCTTAAGTTCAGGAGTGATGGGAGGTGCTGATGCAGTAATGTCTGGAGAGTTAAAGTCAGGAGTGCTGAATGAAACTTCTTCAGAACGAACCTCTTCATCAATCTTAGGACGACCTCCAGTCAAGTCTGCAAACTTACGAGAGAGTTCTTCATAAGACTTGAACACCGTTGGGTCAACATACTCAGAAAGATTGTACTGCTGATCATAGATTGCCCTCAACTGATCATTGTTGAAATCTCCAAGAGTTCCTTTTGTACCAAACGAAGAGTCATCATAAACCCAGAATTTAGTACCAGTACGAAGAGAGATACGAAGATGGAAGTTTGCACCATGCCACAGGTTAGTGGGATCGATTGCTTCAATGTCTGCAAACTTTGGTTTCATTGCATCAGTAATCTTTTCAAAGATCTTAGGACCAAAGGAGTAGACAAACACCTTGCCTTCGTTAGCAGGGTTTGCAGGATCAGAGACCACGTAAATATTGGCATAATACTTCAACTTACGCTTACGACTAGATGCAAGTGCTCGGTCTGCATCTTTCTGAGTTTTCCACAGATCACTGTTAGCATCGCAAACAGGACACTTACGTCCAAGACTAGTTGGACACTCTTCGATGAACCAACGCTCATTCACTTTGAAGGCATGTTGCCAACGCTGAACCCAAGGGAGTTCATTGCCATGGGAAGGAGGCAGGAATCGAATAACAGCACTACCGGTGTTACCCTTTCCCATCTGGGGTTTCCAGAGTTTATCATCGATATAACCACTCTTGGTATCAAGAGAGGCAGTCAGTTTTTCAAGGAGAGATCCTTGAGATTGAAGAGCATCAAAAGACATTTTTGTGTTTCCTTATAAAAATCGTTGTAGTTTCTTTAAAGTGCTGTCCGGAGACAACGAAGTTAGAATAGCACGAGGATCAATCGTTGTCAAGCAATCCAAGCTCTGGAGAGTTCTTCATGTGTTCAATTGCCTCTCGTGCCTTCTTGAATATAGTACCATTAATTTCAACCGGTGGCAACCCTATCTCCTTTGCTGCCCGTCTGAAATTTTCCTTAAGAATATCAGCATCATCATCACCCTCAGTTAGATTGATTCTGGTGTAAATGATTTCCTGAATGTCAATAAGACGATTCATCTTAGAAATAATTTTAAGTTTATCCTCTTTAGATGCACTAGTTATTGTAGGCAACTCCATATAGATTTCTCTATAAAGTTGATGTGCATTTTCAATCTCTCTTCTAACTATTTCTGATGAAAATAATCCTGTTTCTTTCATATCTTGTTTAAAATGATTTGTTTTACCTGATCTGGACTACCTTGGATAAAAGGATCATACTTTTTTAATGTAAATGAAAGTTGTTTCCAGATCACATCGTTTTCTAGGATTTTATCATACCTATCAATGAATCCAGTCAATCTATTTAACATTAACAAAGTTTCCATCATGATCCTACCACCAAGAAATAGTTTCAATACATCTGAATGACTATAATTCTTACATTGCATACACAAATTGATAGTATCACACCTATCAAGAATTGTATCAATATCAGTAGAAAATAAATATGAAAAACTTTGCATCTTCCTCTGCCACTCTAAGTAATTGTTATCATTCATTTGAATGATATGAAAATTAGAGTTTACCAAAAAGTTTGACACAAAATATTCAATGACTTGCTCCTTTTTATTGTATTTGGAAGCAAGTTTCTCAAAGAAATATTTGTCAGATCTTTTTGAATAAGTTTTTTCAGAAACTCTTACAGCACCTTGATACTTAAAATAATCATATGTTTTTCTACTGAAGTGCGTTTTTAATGCAACGTAAGTAGAATAAACTTCAAATGAATTCATAATTAAATTGGTAAAACACCTCTAGTAGTTTTTTTAATGTAGTTTAGTCTAGTTGCTTCTGCTTTAATCTTTTCCTTTAATGATGGAGCGATTAGTTTTACAATTGACTCTACTTCAATGTCTTTTGTTTCACAAAAATCACAAATCGCATCAATATAATTGATTGATTTGTTACTATCTTTGACCATAGTTTCAATGGTCATTGAAAATTTATTCTTATCCATAAAACTGTCGTCAATTAATTCATTAATGTTTTTATTTTTCTTGATGGGCATGTTTATACTCTGCAATGTATTCTTTTAGCAGAGGCACATAATCATTTGGATCTTCAACAAAAATTTGTTGCTGACCGGTGTTGCAAGTGATCAACGTCACAATTTGCTTCACTTCGATCCCAGATCGTTCTTCATACATCTTGGCATACCCAGTTTCCTGAACAAAATAAGATTCAATCCATTCCTTTTTCTTTTCTTTGGAAGAAGTTTTAAAATCAATGATAGATAAAACTCCATCAAACTCTGCAATGCAGTCTACTCTGCCTGCAATACCAAATTCATGACTGTAAAGAGGTGCCTCT